GACGATGCCTCGCTCATGATCAAGCCGGTACTCGCCGTCAGCTTCGGAAACATATGAGATGTGGACTGGCCCATTTCTGATCAGGTCGATGCCGCCGATCCTGTGCAGATTCCTAGATGGCACATTAGTCGTCAGGTTGGCAGTGAAGCCCGTCAAGGCTGTGATTGCTGAGGCCAGCTTGGATGTGTTGTTGTACGAAGAGCTCGTCAGATCGAACGTACTCTCCGCGAGAGTTCCGCCTTGCTCAATCCTGCGAAGATGCGCCTCGTCACTGTCAACCATGAAGGTGAGCTCGAGGTCTGTCGAAACACTGCTTTCAATCGTGAAGGCCGTCTGGTGACCGTAGCCGACTCGATACATCCTCACTATCGGGTACTGATCGAGCAAGACCGTCTTGCTGCCGTCTCCATTGTGCCACTCGTAAAAATCGCGGGCCTTGAGCTTCCTTCCGGTATAGCTCTCGATCATTGACGTAGCCCTATCGATTGACGCCTCAAGGACTGAGTCATAGGTCGATACGGTAATTCCAAGCCAAGCCTTTAGCCCCGCCAAGGTTGTCAATGCGTGTGTGCTTACTGCCATCAGTCAATCCTGACCACTTCGCCAACTTCAGAGAGGGCATCGCCAGGCACAGCGTTGGACCATGCGTTGTCCTCTGGATCAAGTTCATCGTATGTGTTTGGCAAGAAGCAAAGGCCAAAACATGCTGTCCGCAAAGCCGGTGAACCTTCACCCTCTGACGTAGCAACCCCAGTCGATATCCTCGAATCAAGGTAGGCGACTCGCAGACTGTTCCCTGTGCTTAGATTGGCACACGTCGTACCCTCGACGGTTACCGCAGTGTTGGCAACTGCCGACCCCAGATTGCCCTCGTCAAATTGACAGAACATGGCTCTGTCGGCGAGGGTGTTCGTGCCGTTGGACAAACCAAAAGGACGGCCAGGGTCAGAGCTTGCGTTGTAGCCCATGACCATGATGACTTCTTCGTACTTGTCGAGTTCGACGATGTTGAATGATCCGGCGTTTCCTGCCTGCGGCTTGCGACCTTGGACGCATCTGAATTGTAGGTACTGCCTCATTGGACAAACGTGCCTCCAGGTGTGGTAGGAACTCGGCCGATGACTGCCTCGCCATTGGTGCCTGCACACAATTCGTTGGTCATTGCATACTGCCCGTTGTGCTGAAGGGCGCACACTGCGAACATCTTGACCGAAGACGATGACGCTTGATTGCATGCCATCGTCAGCCGTTGATATCGCCGTTTTGGCAATGAAGGATCTAGCCGAATCGAGATGACCCGCATGTCCTTGTCGCCAGGTAGCGTTGAAGTAGCACCGGATGTCACCTTTGTTCCTCCTGCGCTATACAGAGTCTCCGCGCCTGTCGTGCCGTCAGAATTATCCGATCCGGTGATGAGCAAGCCAGTGATTGAGTCTGTCACGGTGTCATCGGGCCAAGATGCACAGTCAAAGTTAATCAGCCAGACACATTCAACATAACCTTGGGTGTCGATGACTGAAGAAACACTAGAAGTGCCGCAGTCACCAAGAAACGCAGGACGGAAGTGGTAGTTTTGTGAACGTCGCATCATTTCCTCAGCAATAGACCCCTGCCCCCCAAGGGGGGGCAAGGGTCCAAAAAGAAAGGTTCTCAGCCGGTGATGATACCCAAGCAGCCGCGATCGGCTGGGACGTTCGAGGTCTCGCTTGCTCGCGACAGAATCGCAACGCAAGAAGTCAAGTTAGCCGAACCGGCCGAAGTGGCCTCGACGCGAAGGTATCGCTTTAGGCCACGAAGATCAACTTCAAAGACCATCATCTTGTCATCGTCAGTGCCAGCAGGAAGCGCTGCCGTAGTCCCATCGGACTCGATGCCGCCAGAGAAGTCAAATCCTGCCACGCCAGTCGTGACGAAAGTAGAATTGTCATCCGCTTGCTCGAGATGGAGCTCCGAGAAGGCACCATTGATCGAGCCCATCGAAAAGATGATTGTGCAGTAATCGTAGCCTGCGGTGTCAATCGAGTTGTCCATCGCGACCGGAGCAGCCGAAAGCGAGACTGGGTCCAAGACGTTAACGAACTTTGTGTTTTGTGAGTGAATCATGAAAGTGGTTCCTTAGCTGAATCAGCTTTCGTCCTTGATGAGGAGGGCCACAATCGGTCCGGCGTCGTTGCCATCACCAGTGTCGTGACAGTTGATATCGAACCGCTCGGTTCCACGGATGGCGATCTCGTCCTGCTCGAAGACGTTGCCGCTGTTGATCGTGGCATGTTCCGAGACCTGGATGGTGGTCGAACGACGATCGCCGAACGAGGCAGCCAGGGAAAGGTCGCCGAAGTAAAGCAGCTTCTTTTCGTCGGTGTGGTCAGTGCTGTTCGGGAGAACCTGCGAGAAGTGGACCGGATATCCGAACAGAGTCGGGACATACTTGCCACCAAGGGTCTGCTGGAAGTCGTTGCCACCTTGCAGGCGAGAAGCGCGTTCGGCGTAGGCGTGGAACACCGACTTGTGCATGTACCAGGCAGTGCGAGCGTTGTCGGCGTACTGCGGAAGCAGAGCCATGAGCTTGGTGAGGTCAGCGATGGCGTCGGCCGACGCGACATCACCGACGGTGGTGTTGAGTTCGGTGGTATCAACAGAGCCAGCCGTACCCATCGAGTCGGCAAGACCAACAATTCCGCCGTAGGTCGAGGTGCCGTCACCAAGGAACAGGCACTCGTCTTCGCGCTTGGCAAAGGCGTAGGCGATTTCACCCGCAACGTCATCACTGATGTTGAGGAACGCATCCTCATCAAGCTCGGACGAGATGGTCGTGATACAGGCGAGCTTCTTAGCGACGAGCGAGACCTGCTCAAAGGTCTGGGTGCTTTCAGTGATCGCACTGGCCTCACCGACAAAGTACGGGGTCAGGGTCGCCGACCGTCGCGGGATGCGGTGAACGTCAGTGGTCATCGGACGAATCCGGCAGTTGGCTCGCGCCACGCCGAACTCTTCCCGAAGGCTGATCAGTTCAGTCTCAAAGACTTCAGGGACGAGGAAGCCGCCAGCACTGTTGACGCCTTCGGTGTGCGCCTTGAGGTGCAGGTCATTCCGCTCGCAGAAGGCGAGGCTCTTGCGGTGCCCCATCTGTGCGTTGAGCCAGTGACCGAACGCGAGGGCCTTGTCCACAGCGTCACCGTTGTGGTTGTCCTTGAAGTTCTTGACACGGCCACTGTAGTGGTTCCGGCCCTTTCCAACCATCGGGGCAGCAAAAGCCTTTTGTCGAGCCTTGCGGTGGCTCAGTCCCTTGTATGTACGCTTTTCCTCTTCCTCCTCTTCCTCCATCTTGTCTTCCTTGTCCTCGTCTTCCTCCATCGTCTTCATTTCTTCCTCTTCTTCCTGCATCGCCTTGGGGGCCACATGGACCTCAAGATCTTCAGCAGACATGGGCTTGCCGTCTTCGGCAGTGACCATGACCTTGTCGAGGTAAAGGCCCTTGGCCTTGATGAAACGACTGGAGCCGACTTGGTTGGCAATGTTCTGGAGGTCCGCTTGGGCCTCCGCGAGAGTCACGATTCGCATGGGATTGTTCCCGTTTGTTGTGTTCGTTGAATAGGAAAAATGTGATCTTCCGCTGTGCCTCTCGCTCCAGACCTTTCGCCTCTGCGCTCAGGCTCCTTGATCACTAAATACTCAAAACTTGTCCATAAGGCCACGCTTTGGAACTTGGACCTCAATCACGTGCTTCGCACTGCTGGCTTCGCAGCCTATCCACTTCTTGGCTTCAGCTTGGTCAACTAACCCCTTCCGCACAGCAGAGACCAAAGCTCGACCGTTAGCGGGGAGAGGGGCCACCGAGACCTCAAGCAGCTTCCACTGTGAATAGACCTGCTGGACATCGTCGCCGTAGGATTCTCGATCCTTGGCTGACGCCTTTCGGACGCCGCCAGGCTTTGGCACAAACCCGACGCTGATGCCTTTGACGATGCCTTGCTGGACCAAGGATTCGACGAACTCAGGGAAATATGAGCCTTGGAAATCGTCGGGCCTCTTGGCGAACTTGATGGTGGCCTCAACCTTGTCCTTGCCTCTTCGCAGGTTCGTGACCTGTCCGATCGGCTGAGCATAATCGTGGTTATAGAAGACGACAGGATTGTCGTCGTACTCACTCGAATCCATGCCTTGAGCAATCAGGACTTCGCCGTCCCGATCAATGCTCTCGGTCGAGATCACGGCATCAACCTTGATCCCGTCCGACTCAAGGCTGGCGTCAAGGGTCTTGGTCTGCATCATTCGGGCTCCGCTGCTAGAAAGTCACATCTGCAATTTGGATGTACTGTTCCCTGCATATCTATACCGGCGGTGAGAGTTCTACCGCTCTGTGAAACTATTGTCGAACCGGCCTTCACGAAAGGCTGGTCAATCGGGATCGACTTCTTTCCCATCCCATACTCGTTTTCAACTGCTTCGCAAAACTCACAAGCTCCGCCAGCCGCCAAGAAGTGCTTCTTGGTGACATATCCGACTTCTTTCCATGCGGCGATCTGGCCGTCGTGATACGACGCTGCCGACTCGGTCCTGGCGATAGTCCTGGCACGAGAGGGGCTCAGGTCTCGAGACGTTTGGATTCGCCTAGCGATCTGGTCAACGCTTTCACCAACTTCGACCGAATTGGCAAAGTTTGCGACTGATTCATCAATCAACGACTCTGCAATGAATGCAGCTCGCTCCTTGATTGATTCGGACAGGATCTTGCGAACGTCAACGGCTGCGACGTTGCGGATTCCTTCACGAAGAAGAAGGTCGTTGATTCGACTGAGACCCGCGACACCGCCGCCCTGGACAGCGTCCTGGTATGCCTTCACAAGACTGTCCAGGAGGCTTTTCTTTGGACCCACCAGCTTTCTGAGCATCTCCTTCGCCCTGAGCTTGGAGGTCAGCTCAATGGTCTTGGACCGGACCTTGACCTCGGCCTGGATGACCCTGGCGACATCCTCCTGGGCTTGCCTGGCTGCTGACTCAATTCTCTGAGCTGGCGTTCGACGCTCACGCTTTCGGATGTTTTGGTCAGCATCACCACCATCGTCGGCAGGGATCTCGGCCTTGTACCTGATGAGGTCATCATCCAAACCCTCGATCATCAGCCGGTGCTTCCTAGTCTCCTCCGGCCATTCGTACGTCTTGGCAACCGGCTCTTCGCTAGTTTTCTTGTCAGACTTCTTGGGATGGCCTTTCGGCAGCAGGTCGTAGTCGGTCGTGTACTTCGCATTTTCTGGCTTGCCATTGCGTACGAGGTACAGGAACGCATTGACTCGAGCCATAGACCACTGCTGTCTGGTC